TCCCCTTGCAGCACCTGGACTTTCAGCGAATAGGATGTAACCCAATCGGAAGTTGATGCTTTTAAAGTAAAGTCTTTTGGACTAATAACTTCTGGTTTGTCTTCCTCTGTCTTAGAAATTAGAGTGTTGAAAACAAACTTAATAGACCTATCAGTACCTTTCGACTGATAGAAGTCGGTAATATTCTTAATTAGAGTGCGCTTGTCTACATCGTTCTTCAGATACTTCTCTGGGAACGAAGCCAAGTAGTCTGACTCAAAGTTCTTAACAATAGCATACAGAAACAGATTACTGATATTCTGTACATTGCTACCAGAAACATGTTCTGCAGCATTTGTAGTTACAAAATTACTTTTTTCGTATAGATCACCTAGTTTTGTATTGCCAGAGACACCTCTGGAAACTTTGTTCAATACATTATCTACTCTAGTCTCATAAAACAGAATTTCTTCATCAATACGAATATAACCGTTCTCTTTCGGGAAAGAAGAACCATCAGCAAGTTGTACTGTATTTTCTGAAGCATTAATGCTAGAAACCAAAGTTGAGGTTTGGTTTAGAAGATTTTTCTCATAAAAATCTATATCACTATATTTTGTGATATTCTGAATGATATCAAGGGGTTGCCCTGGAGATTCTAACTGTTCGTAATATTTTTCAACGACTTTAGTAAAATTTTCATAGTCGGAAGAAATAAACTCAGGCAGTTGATTCTCAATGAGAGTAGATATTCTTCTAGTATCTGCCATTTAAATTACTCTGTGTAAATCGTGAACGAACTTTTAGGAATATCAACATCTAGATAGACTTCTCTAGAGGCACTAATATCATTACTTAATGGTACAGTTCTTATTTCGATACGGTTATCGAAGAAACTTCCCTGAATGATTGTTAAATCATATAATTTAATTTCACCTTTGACGTAATCAACTGTTCCAACCGAGTCGTTTAGAACTATCTTTTCGCCATTTGTGGTATCTATTCTATATAGGATGATTTTACCGAATCTATCTTCGAGATACACTGTATAGAATGGGTATTCACTTACTTTGAAACCTGTAGATTGAACGATGACATCTTCATCACAGGTTGCATCAAATGCATTTTGGTAACAAATTTCATAAAAGAACTTACTATTGATAGAAGGATAGAAATCCTTTCTCATCTTAATGGTCGTAAGATTACTATTAATGCTACGATCACTATCATCGATAACGCCAATGAATTTTGAATACCTGAACTTACCATTGAATTTTTCTGTATCAGAAGATGCAATGTATGCTTCCAGGTTTGCAAGTACTTTTGATTTAATCTGCTCCTGATTCAGGTTAGTTACTGTAGCATTGTAGAAAATTGTAGAATTCATCTCTACATACAGACTTGAGGCATCAATTACATCAGGAGTAATAGATGCAACCATGTAAGGTTTTAAATTATCAATAATCTGTTTTTTTGTAACAGAACTTAGTCTAGACGAATTCAGTGGACGTACAGCAATCTTAACCTTACCATATTCAGGGGGATCATCTTCTTCCCCACCAAATGTAATAATGTCAGCAACAGCAGGATAGATCTCACGTACAATCGCTGCATAGTCAGCAGCAGTCACTGCCCTATTCTGTGTTCCGAATAGTTTTGGTGCATTATACTTGATCTTGGTAACAGATTCGATCTCAGCGCCACCTGTTGCCACTTCTACGAGGTCTGACGAAGAACTATAGTTAACCGTAAAGACAAAATTAGAAGCGCCTTGTGGGTCCTCTAAGACGCCATTGAAGGTAAACGTCTTTGAACCGTTTGATAGACTGCCATTTGTAGACAAGTACGTAATCTGAACAAGATTACCATTTTCTAGTTTCTTACCAAGAATTCCATCACCAAAGAAGACTTCATACTTTTCATCTTCAACTTCTTCTAGGTAATAGACATCGCTTAAACTACCGACATCTAAAATGCTATCTGCTCTTGCAAATACATCGCCACTAGTTTCAGAAACTGATTGAAATACTCTCACTCGCAGAGAAGATACATCAGCATTTGGGTTTTTAATAATAAATTTTTGTGGAATAGTCGAATCAACAACATATTCATCTGTTACAAAGTTTCCTTCGTAAATTGGGGTATTTGTAAACGTTGCAACATTATTGACAACTTGTGCCTTAATATCATCCAGTGCAACGTAATTATAAGAACTTGAATCAAAGGTGGCAGTAAATCCAGTGCCACGCTTCAATACAATCTCATTTGGTGGAGCATTTGGAATACTTACTTCAAAATTTACAACTGCTTTCGGTGCAATTGCAGATTTTGGTCTGTAACCTAATTGTTTTGCTAATGCTACTACATTGTCCCTCAGCGTTGCTGAATCCAGGAACATCTCATTCACCACCATATTGGTGTTAAATGCGGTGTAGTAGGTGTTATACGCCAATACATCAAGCAGATTACTCCATACCGAACCTTCAAAATCAAAGTCGGTAAAATCGGATTGACCCCTAAGGTATTCCTTAAGAGCTGCTTTAATCTCTATAAAGTCTAAATTGGAAAGTTGTACGTATGGCATTTATCGAGTTCTCTCTAGCAAGAATTCTACGGTAACAGGTTGATCTTCCCTGCCTATAATCTCAAACTCTATCGAAACATCAAAACCATTGTCATCAAAATTTACATCTACATCTAATTGTAGAAGATCAATTCGTGGCTCGTAAGATTCAATCGTGTCTTGAATATTTTCACCAATTTGTGCTGCAGTACCTGCATCCAATGGGTTAAATAGAATCTTTCTTAAATCTGATCCAAGATCAGGTTGAAAAGGACGTTCACCCTTACTAGTAAGCAGCAAATTGATTAATGCTTGCTTAACAGCTGCCTCATCCTTCTTGACGATAAGGTCGCCAGTAACAGGATGAGGTTTGAACGTAATATTCAAATCCTTAAAGGTTTGAAACTTTGCCACACTATTAATAGAGTTTGTCTACCTTATTTAGTCAAACCTTTACGGAATTCAGTCGCGCCTTCCTCAAATTCGCTTTTAGGACGCTTAGCATTTCCTTTGTTATGTAACCATCGATCGCTCGCAGGTTGTGTAATCAGAGTCATCCCCGATTTTACAAATAAATCACTTACATCTGTTGGACTATTAGCCATTGATAATTCTCCCGTACATTTCTTGTGACCAGTAACTATAATACTCAGTTTTATGCAAAGTATTCCTTGCTTTTAATAATTCATCGCGCCTTTGACATATTAGCAAATTACCTTTGCCAAAATTACTCTGTATACCTTGGATATACGTTGGTTCGTCACGATGATCATCTAAGAACATATAATTCTTATACATTCTATTTAAGATATTCCGATAGTCCATCATACTGGCAATACTACAATCATCCTCTACAATGAATATTTGTACAGTCTTAGTATCATCAATACATATGTCTTTCAGATTACACTGAATAATCGAATACTCGGCAGTACCTGCATATGGACAGATACTATAATTGCCGAGTGCTTCGTGTGCTTCAGTTAATTTCTGAATCCATAAATGAACTTCATTTACCTTGTCCACGATAACGTTTCTTTGCGTTGTTTCTCGATGTTGAGGCATATTTCGTATTCTTCCCAGTACCCTGTCGTGTCAACTTGGGTTTGGATTCGACGTAACTGCCATCCTTGAGTGATGCTGCCATTTCTATTTAATGATTGTGGTGCCTTACTATTATACCGCAAATACCCTGTGTTGTCCAGCATCCGAAGCAACTGTGATATTTGTACTACTATTTAAAAAGTCGCCTAGAGTGCCAATTGCTTGTTTACCTACAAATACCTTCCTTACTGCTCGAAGGGTCCTTGGAGACTGACAGGGGTCACCCTTAGGTGTGGTGCCTGGTGCTGGATTGAATGTATCCCCATTCTTTAATACCATCTGCTTACCAGCAAATACTTTCGTTGGACTCCCAGGACGACCAACTACTAATGGTGGTGTATTACATGCACCCTGACCACCACTATCTATTGCTGCTTGCGTACCGACAAGTTTTCCAGACATTGCCTTACCTCCTGTAATTCAATATAAGAATCATTGAGAAAATTTACCAGGTTCTCATGGATTTCGCCCCCAGGGCGTTTGTACATCAGCGGTCCTGGTTGTTTTTTCTCAATCGCTTCGAGTCTCTTCTCCAAGGAATTCAACTTCGCTAGCAGTTCTTTGTCCATTTTTAAATTGCTCTTTGTATTCGATTCCAAAAGCGCCGAAGGCAGCACTTATTTCCATCTGAGGGACCTCAGTGGCATCCCTATAATAGTCCCTTGCTGCATCTTCAATGACATCAGCAAACTCATTAAAATCATCGAACCTTTGTTCTTTGATCGTTCCGTCCTTTGTGGTAAATTTGATCTTTTGATTGTCAGTCTTTTTATCCATTTTTTACCAGGGCATATTTTTTATATAGGCGTCTTCGGGTTTTATGAATTTGCACCCAGGACTATTTATGTATCATCCGTAACACTTTGTAGGTTAGAGTATGACTAGGAGTCCCGCTCGGCATTTCGGGGTATACCTTAAGGGGGGCATATAACTGCCCCTAAGTGTTAATTAACTGCTGCCACTGATCTTCTGCATTGTCTCTTAATCTGTGCCAGTGCGTAGTTATCGCTAGGTGTCTTTGAACATGTCTGAACTATGCCTAGTGATGGGTGCTTGTATTTTAAATGATTGGAATCGTCAAAGAAAACAAATCCATACTCATCCATGATGGCATCAACTGCCTTGCGATACTTCCTGATGTTCATTGACATGTAGTGTGGTGGGGTTAGTGTAAAGAAAGGGGGCGACCCCTTAGAGTTCAGCGAGCATCTCATCCATCTCATCGGTGTCTACCTTGTCAGACAACCATGCCACGCCG